TGTTGTTTCTAAATAGATTACCACCTTCACTAAACGAGGATGTTGACAAAGAATGTCTGAAAAGTCTAAATCTAATTTAAATGAAATGGTTGCTGGAGACGGATCTGGTCTTCAGTTGCCACCTGCTTTTGTTATGGTAAATCCAAGACAACATCGTAAGTATAAGAAGGCAAACCAAGACAAAGTAGATGGTCGCACTAAAGGTGCTCGTGCCTTATTCAATCGTATTCAACGCAGAAAAATGAAAGAACAACTAGAAACTCAAATTGATGAAGCGATTGTGTCCGATACTGAAAGGGCACAAAAGCAAATCGCTCAAGGTAAAAAACTAAATCGTCAGAAAGAACTTCAACAAAAGCGTAAGGAAGCTAAAGAGAAGTTGATGAATAAGACGAAGGAAATGGATACCTTGATGAAAGCAAGATTATCTGACTTCAAAAAGAAAGCTTCTGAACAACAGAAGAAAGTACAACAAAAAAATTCATTTGAACCCACGGGAAATATTATGATGGAAAACCAAGATGTGATTCAAGTTGCTCTTGATGTAGCAACTTCTGAACTTAACCCACAAGGTGAAGGATCATTTGCAAAGATTCAATTCTCTGATGGTGGAGTTCAAAACCTAGACAACTTCTCAGCAAAGCGTATTGCTGCTTGTTATGCTCAGTTAGATGATACACACAAGCAACAGTTCCAGTATATGCTGAACAAGGATGCTGCATCGTATCAATCTGCTCTTGATTTTGCTATCCGCAACGTCTGATAAGGAGCACGAGTGGCATTCGGTCTTGGAAAGCTAGCAGTTTTAGAATCAAAACTGGATATCTATGAAGATCTCTCTAAAGAGATGCTTGACAAACTAGAAAGAGCAGTAGTTGAAATTTCAAATAACAGTAATAAAGTTGCTGTTATTCTTGAAAGGCATGAGAATCGTTTAGAAGAAAACGGCAAAGCAGATAAGTTACTTCTCAAGATGCTTGAAGAGGTAAAGCAATCTAATTCTGAAGAACACAAGATGGTCAATTCTAGGATTGATGCACTTGAGAAAAAGATAGATGATCTTTATAAGTTCAGATGGATTGCTGTTGGGGTTGCCCTTGCTGCTGTGACAATTCTCAAAGCTCCTGATATTTTCAGTTCTTTCCTAAGACCGAACTTGACATCCCTCACTTCCCCTGCTACTATGGAGTTCGTGAAACCTTCGTGATGTATGTCATTTATTGACGTAAAGTATATTCAATTAGTATCCTCTCGCCTTGTTCTCTTCTCTCGCAAGAAGGCAGATCTGTATAATTTCAGATGTCCTTATTGTGGAGATAGTCAGAAACGTAAGAACAAAGCGAGAGGATATCTTTTCAAGGTCAAAAATGACTTTGTTTTCAAGTGCCATAACTGTGGCATGGGAAGAACTCTTGCAAACTTTTTGAAAGATCAAGATACATTTCTTCATGATCAATATGTCATGGAGAAATTCAAGGATGGTAAGACTGGCAAGGGAACTACAGTCCCAAACCCCAACTTCAATTTTCAGGAACCGAAGTTTTTCAGCAAACGTGAAAAAGGTATTGATCTTGAAAAAATTTCAGACCTAAATATTTCTCACCCAGCGAGAGAATATCTTGAGCAACGTGGTATCAAAGATCTAGATTACTTCTATTATTGTCCTAAGTTCAAAGCTTGGACAAATGAACAAAAGAAGATGTTTGATAATCTCAAGCAAGATAGTCCCCGTATTATTATCCCACTCAAAGACAAAGAAGGTAACCTCTTCGGATATCAAGGCAGATCGCTTGCCCCTAAAGCAAAACTACGTTATATCACGATCATGCTAGATGAGGAACAACCCAAGATCTTTGGTTTGGATAGAGTAAAGGAAGAAGATCCAGTTTATATTGTTGAGGGACCATTTGATTCTACTTTTCTAAAAAACTCTGTTGCTATGGCAGGTTCTGATGCTGATGTTAGAACCTTTGGTTGGAAAAATTACGTTTGGATTTTTGATAATGAACCACGCAACAAAGAAATTGTATCTAGAATCTCCAAAGTTATTGAACGAGGAGATAAGGTAGTCATTTGGCCCAAGAAAATACAAGAAAAGGACATAAACGATATGGTCCTTGCTGGACACAAAGTACAGGATGTGGTAGACTCCAACGTCTATAGTGGATTAGAAGCAACTCTTAAATTTAACGACTGGAAGAAAGTATGACAAACGGACATGGCATCAAAGTTCGCAAGCGAAACGGCGCTGTAGAGGCGTTGAACCTGGATAAGATCCACAAGATGGTGGAGGAGGCTTGCGAGGGTCTAGGGAGCGGTGTGAGCGCCTCTCAGGTGGAGATGAACTCTGGTCTCCAGTTCTTTGACGGGATTGAAACGAAGGACATTCAGGAGATCCTGGTGCGTTCTGCCAGCGACCTCATCAGTCTGGAGAATCCTAACTATCAATTCGTTGCTGCTCGCTTGCTGCTGTTTGCAGTTCGCAAGCAAGTGTTTGGATCTGATTGGGTGAATGGTCATCCGTCAGTATTTGAACATGCTAGCAATTGTATTGCAAAAGGTGTCTACGACAAGGATATTATTGGTAAATATACTACAGAAGAGTGGTCAAAGATTGATAGTTGGATTGATCATGAACGTGATTTTCTTTTCACCTATGCTGGTCTTCGCCAGGTAGTTGATAAGTATTTGGTTCAGGATCGTAGCAACGGCAAGGTGTATGAAACACCTCAGTACATGTATATGATGATCGCTGTAACTCTCTTCCAAAATTACAACGACACTAATCGTCTCTACTATGTCAAACGATACTACGACGCAATCTCCAAACACAAAATCAACATCCCAACGCCAATCATGGCAGGAGTGCGAACGCCACTTAGACAATTTGCTAGCTGTGTCCTTGTTGATAGCGATGACACCCTCGATAGTATCTTTACTAGCGATATGGCTATTGGCAGATACGTTGCACAAAGAGCGGGAATCGGTATCAACGCAGGTCGCATCCGTGGCATCAACAGTAAAATCAGAGGTGGTGAAGTCCAGCACACTGGCGTTGTACCGTTTCTCAAAAAGTTTGAAGCAACTGTCCGTTGCTGTACGCAAAATGGCATACGAGGCGGAAGCGCAACAGTCCACTTCCCAATCTGGCACCAAGAAATAGAAGATATTCTTGTTCTCAAAAACAATAAGGGAACTGAGGACAATCGTGTTCGTAAACTAGACTACTCAATTCAAATCAGCAAACTTTTCTATGAACGTTTCATTCAAGACCGAGAAATTTCTCTCTTCTCTCCACACGACGTTCCTGGTTTGTATGATGCTTTTGGCACTCCTGGATTTGACAGTCTATATGAATCTTATGAACGAGATCAATCTCTTTCTAGAAAGACTGTCCGAGCTCAAGAACTCATTCTAGATCTTCTGAAAGAACGTGCAGAGACTGGTCGTGTTTATATCATGAATATTGACCACTGCAATTCACATTCTTCTTTTAAAGACAAGGTAAATATGAGTAATCTTTGTGTTGCTGGTGATACAAAGATTGAAATTAGATATGTAAAACCACAATATGATGATGTTGGAGAAGTTTGTGGTGAAGAATTGTTTGATGAAAACATTCAAATTAAAGAATTGGAACCATATATTGGAAATGATAATGGTGTTGAAGTTCTTTCATATGATGTTGAAACTGGTGAAAAGAAATGGAAACCTATTACTGCTTTTGCAGAAACATCACCAAAGGCAAAGGTAATGAGAATTACTGATGAAGAAAGTGGTAAGAGCATCGTAGTTACACCAGAGCATCAAGTATTCACAAAAAATCGTGGATATGTAATGGCAAAAGACTTAACTGAAAATGATGAATTGGTAATCAACTGATATTATAGGAAGTGTAATTTCTATATTTTATAAATATTTGCGAGATTGCACTTCCTATAATGAAAACATATATTGTGTATAAAATCACCAATAAGAAAAACGGAAAATCTTACATAGGAAAAACTGAATATTCTTTAGAGCACCGTTGGAATCGTCATTTATCATCGGCAAAAAATGGGTCTAAATTTAGATTTCACTCTGCAATTAGAAAATATGGTGAA